TCAAGGCGCACATTTCTGATGGTCTTAAGCCGGTAAAAAAGGCAAAGCGGATGTAATTGTGCATTTGCCCTTCGCAAGCCATGAGAATGCTATGTATCTCTTCTCGGTCGAAAGGATCGTGCCTGCTTGTTTTTTCACTTTTGATTTTGCCAAATAGAGTAATGTTCTGAAGTGGATTGTATGTGATCATTTTCTCTAAAACCGCATAATCGAGCGCCACTCTCAATGGCGAGATAATGTTGGACAGCGTTCTCGTGGTTGTGTTTTGGCCATGTTTTTCACCCCAAGCGTAAGCATCGTCGGCGGTAATCTCATCTACGCAGAGATTTCCAAAAGCAGGTATTAAAATTTTGTCGGTGGCTCGTATGTAGTATGCGTAGGTTGAAGTCGACAAAGGCGTTTTACCCATTTTTGCAATGCCATTTTTTCGTATCTCACAAAAATGTGGTAGGTAGTCTTTTAATAATGTGCCTCGTGATGGATTGTATTTCTTATCCCTTTTTGAGTCTGGAAAGTGGCGCTTAAAATCAAAATCGCCATTTCGTATCTCTTTTTTTATTTCATATAGCGTGTCTGCTATGTCTTTGAGTGTCTCTTGGTCAGTGGGATCACATTTGATCGCAACTCTCTCCGGTTTGCCTTTAATGGTAAACTGGATTTGGACTGATGAGCTACTTTTTTGCTTGATGCCTTTAAACCCTGTAGGCTTGTATTTTTCAGTTCGCTTGTTACCCATAAGTTGTACCCCTCTATATTTATTAAAATTCGACCGTCTGGTGCTTTAATTTTGATGCCCTCTGGCCAATCACCTCGCTCAATTTTCCGTCTTATCGCCTTCTGTGAATATCCGCTTTCTGCTGAAAATTGCGCGATTGTCTTGTACTGTACCATAGTTTTTTGCTTTAAATAGGTTAATATCGCATTTAGTTTGCTTTTCTATAACTAATTTTAGATAGCGCCAATCTAAAATAAGGATCATAAAATGGCTTATTTGTAATAATATATTTCAGTAATCTCTGTTGATTTAAGTCGTTAATTGTTGCCTTTTTAACGGTCTTTTTAACGGCCTTTTTAACTTCACGCTCCTCGCCATAACCAAAGTCGGTATGCTTGCCTTTTTTGGCAAAAATTTTAGCCGGATCGCGCGTTGCTGCAAGTCTATATCTTACTGCGCTATCTTTAAGACCGGTTTGGAAGATAATATCTTGGATGCTGACCTTTTGACCATTGTCTAAAGTGAAGAGTTTTACTTTTCTGCCCATACTACTACCTCCTAAAACGGAATGTCATCTTCAAATGGCCTGTCATCGCTTGGCTCTATTTGTTGTTTTTTATCCAACAGCTGTAATTGACCACCAAAGCCACTTACAATGATTTCGGTGGTGTAACGATCCTGACCGGTGTTATCTACCCATTTACGCGTTTGAACCTTGCCCTCTAGGTAGACCTTTGAGCCTTTGGAAAGATAATTATTAGCCACAGCGGCCAACTTGCCAAATATACACACACGATGCCACTCAGTCTTTTCAACTTTCTCACCAGTATTTTTATCAGTCCACTGATCTGACGTGGCTACTGAAAAGTTACACACTGGTTGGCCACTGTTGGTTTGAGTCAATTCCGGATCTATTCCAAGATTACCTACTAATATTGCTTTATTAATTCCTGCCATCACAAATCTCGTGATATATAAACTGGCGTAATCAACCTGTTTGTAACTTCGCATGGCCGTCTATCACACTCAACTAGAACTCCCAGTTTTTTTAAATCGTTAATTCTTCCGCTAACAGCATTAATTTCAAAACCTGTTTGTGCTTTTATCTCTGAGGCTGACATCGGCTCTTTCCATATATTAAGTAAACTTAAAATAGTTTTAAGTTGTGTTTCTGCCTTGCCATCAGACATGATTTCGTTGTAGGCAGTAATTGATGATTGGCTAATTGTCATTTATTCCTCCTGATCTGTTTAGATTGAAAGCGCTCTATATCTTTTTTAACGTCTGTATAGAGTGGGTAATTATTATCATTTTTAGGAAACACATAACGCGTGCACTCATTATTTTCGTGCTCAAATATTTGTATCTCAAAAGGTAGTTTTTTTCTACTCATTTATTCCTCCTATATAAGTTATGGCATAAATCAAAATGGCCTCTAGGGCGCTGGCGTTAGCCTTATTTGGGCTAATTTCGATGGAATATAGCAATTTAGGTGGGGTTGTAAACACACTACATTGGCGTGGCTCAAGCGGCGTTATACAAATGCCAGCTAAAACAAATAAGTCAGCTATTTGATCGTGCTGGTCAATATTAAGATCATCAATTATGATCTTCAAAACAGCCAGCCCATGTGGATGCAATAGGGCAGATAACCCAAGACTAGGCCGAGGATAAAATAAGTCGATTTGACGCGTGGTTTTTTATAGCCAACAATCGGCAAATCGATTTTGAGCTTACTTTTTTTGTTTCTCATTGATACTCCAAAAATTATTAAAGTATTTGCAATATACCCTAAAATTGCAAAAAAATTTTTAGTATTAAAAAAAACTGGCGAAAAAAAACCGACTGGTTAAGCCGGTAAATTTTCCAAAGACAGGTGGTGGGGTTAAATCTTAATATCTACAAGCCAACATTTGTGGCAATCGCAGGATTTAATACAGCGCATAAACTTAATAAATTTTTCACTCATATCAACTTCACTACCGTTAAACGGAACATGTCTACTCATAGATTTAACATCATCCATTAAATGCAATGTTTGTGGCAGATCAGCCAACCTAACATTCAATAAATATTCGCTGTTAGGGTTTATTTTCTCTTTATGGATTAGCCGGTCAAGTTCAACTAAACTTTCTTTTGTATAATTTGACCAAGCCTCATACTCGGGCTCTATAACTTTCATTACTACTCCTCACGCTTTTTAAGCTGGTCGTTAAGATCACCCAGCTAATAGTATAAAAAATAAGCAGCTATGCTTAATTGAAGTAGCAACGTTGCCAGTTCGAAAGGACTAATATACCAAAAAGAAACACACAATAAAAATTATTTTTGAAAAAACTTTAAATAATGAAAAAAAATATTTAGGAAGGGGTGAATTTCTTAATGATTCGTGCTTGGATTTTGGCGTGTGCTGGCAATATTAATTCTTCGCCAACAGGCACAGTAACCACCCAAACAGACTCGGAAAAATCAATATCAGTAGGACGATCTGTGGCTAAAAGTTCATGCACTTGATCAGTGGTTTGATAACGTGCACTTTCACCGGTCATAAGAAAATCAACGCTCACGCCGAGGACTTTTGCCAGCTTGTCAACATAACGCGGCGCTTTTCGTACCTTTCCGCTCGTTAAATTATGAATACTCTGGTGCGAAACACCGCCAATAAGATCACCTAATTCTTGCTGTTTTAGGCCTTTTGCCTGCATTAATTTTTTTACTCTATCGCCAATATGTTCGTTAGTCATAATGCCTCATTTCTAACTAATTTGGAAAACCGGCATAAAAATGCAAAAAAAGTTTTATATAATCTGCCGCTATGGAAGATGCAATTAAATATTTTGGTTCGCAAACAAAGATGGCAAGAGCGTTGGGCTGTAGCCATCAGAATATTCAATATTGGCGGCGTTGCGAGCACTTGCCGGTCAAAGTTGCACTGCGAATAGAAAAAGCCACAAATGGGCGCATAACGCGACAGATGTTGTGTCCTTACTTTTTTAACTAATGCTAGTTTATTTTGCATATATACGCGGAATAATACCAAAACTATCATTAAATGCAAATCTAATTTAAATTAAATTGAGAAAACGTCAGCTACATACCTTTGAAATATGCAACTCTGTTTGCCCAAAATGTAGAGTATGTGGTCGGCATAAATTACACTTCCCTAAATTTAGGCTACAAGAATATGAGGTACATGGATTCATGCCTAAAAGCGCCAAATGCCTCTCTTTTATTGACCTTTGTTCGGAGCAAGAGGAGTCTGAAAAGTGAAGAAGTTCGGAGCACTAAAGGGTTCATATACTAAATTGCCAAATGAACTGCTAAATGATCAAACTTTAAGTTGGAAGGCTAAAGGTCTGTTTTGTTTTATGGCCAGTAAAAAAGACTCCTATAACTTTACTATGCGCTCGATTGCAAAACAATTTATAGACGGTAAGGCAGCCATTTACAGCGCGATGGACGAACTTAAAGACAGAGGATGGGTTAGCTATTATAGAAATCTCGATGGTACAGGCAAATATATCCTTAACACCACGCTAGAGACTACTCTTACACCACATCCCGATAATCAGGACGAACCAGAGCCACATCCCGATAATCAGGACGAGCCAAATCCCGATAATCGGGATCCCGATAATCCCACGTTCCGAAAATCGGGACGTAATAATAAAACCGATTTACATAATAAGAAAGATATATATAAAGGCGAAGATAAAAAAACAAGGATTTTAATGCCACCAGCAGATGGTGATGTCTTTGGATCATCAACCAAATACGACGAAAATCAAATACTAGAAATGATGCTAAAAGGAGTTATAGATGTACACTAGAGCTAAAACAAACCTCAACCACCTACAAGTGGCTGAAGAGATATACGAATATATGAGATATGAGTATAAGTTCTTAACCCATAAAGGCATGCAGTTAGAAAGGTGTGTGTCCACATTGTCAAAGAAACTTCAAAGGTTGCCGGATTATAAAGTCTTATGTTGGTCGCAGGCGCTTGACGAGTTAGCCAAAAATCATTCAGATAACGCACCTACACCAACTGAGATTATTAGGGCAATAGAGCGTAAATCTAAGCAATTGGATATGGTTAGATCTGAACGTGCTAATAACCCAAAAGAGGATAAGCCTTTTATCAATTACGAGGCTTTATGGATGGGTGCAGATGATAAGGAAAAATTTAGGTTTTTTATTGACTATAAATTCAGCGACGTGCCGCCATATATACGCTACTGGTTCGGACAATACAACCGCAAACATCGCGGTTGGTCAGCGTATGAATCATCGCTTATGATCGGCTACTGGAAGTTGCCGTTTAAATCAGCACAATCCGGTGCAATGGCACTGCACCAATACCAAATATTAGATTATTTTAGAGAGCGTAAGCATGGAGGCTTTGATGACGTTAAAAGATGATGTTGAGAAGAGAATGGGGGAGAGCGTTAACGAATTACTAACACGCAATGCCAGTGCCGGCAAGACTATAAGACACTGCTCATTGCTTATGGACGTGTCATACACAACCACCTATCGTTGGATGAGTCGATATGGGGTTAAGTTTAATGCCGAGAATCCCTTTAGAACGTGGAGGCTTAAATAATGCTTGAGATGAGTATCAAGGCTGACATGAAGCCGATTACTAAAAGGCTTACCAAGATACATAAAAAGCAGATACCCTTTGCCGCTACCAATGCCATCAACACTACACTGTTTCAAATAATGAAAGCTGAGAAAGCGCAGATGCCGAAGAAGTTGGATAGGCCAACGAAGTTCACAACAAAAGCATTTAAGGTTGATAAAGCCAAAAAGACAACACTGTCCGGCAATATTCACATTACGCCAATCCGCGCTAAATATCTTAAATATCAAGTAGAGGGTGGTGTGCGTTCTGGTCGTACCGGTGTGCCTTACACCAAGAACATCAAGCTCAACAAATATGGCAATATACCAATGCGGCGCAAGGGTTTAATCAAGAACAAAAATCAGTTCTACGGCACAATCAAGGGGATAGAGGGTGTATGGGAACGTGGTCACTATTCCAAGAAAGGTAAATTTACCACACAGGGCAAGAGCCGCTCCACCAGTGTCAGGTTGCTGGTTGCTATGGAGTCGGATGTTAATTACAAAAAGAGATTCCCATTCTACGAAATCGGAAAGGGTGTGGTACGGTCACGATTCCAACGTAATTTCAACCGCGCACTAGCTAGGGCGTTGGCCACTGCAAAATGAACAAAAGGTACTATAAACGCCAACAATATAAGGGTTATTC